ATGGAAAAGGTGACTGTTGTATATGGTCCACCAGGATCAGGCAAGACAACCTATGTACGAAAGAATATGAATCGCGGCGATGTGGTGGTTGACTATGACTCTCTCTACGCTGCCTTGAGTGGGATGGAGCTACACGACAAACCGGCTAATCTACAGGTGTTAATCTATAAGGTCAGGCAGGCTATCTACAAAGAGATTGAGTGGAATAAAGATAAACTGCTGCACGTCTGGATTATCACCGGAGGCACTAAGAAAAGGGACAGGGAAAAATTGGTAAAGAGATTTGACGCTGGATCTGTGTTGGTAATGGCAACACTAAATGAGTGCTTCACGCGGCTTAAAAAAGATAAGACACGGATAGGAGGATGGAAAGCATCGAAAGAGATGGTTGAGAAGTGGTTTAAGATGTATGAGAAATAATCGCTAAAAGGTGAATGATACCGGGGGCCTATCTATTCTTTGGGGTCTCCGATACTGTAAACCGAATGTTATACTCACTATTTAGTGTCCGCATTTGCAAACTTTTTAGGAGGTGAACGATATGGGTAACAGAGCGACCCCAACAAAACTGAAAGTTCTAACCGGTAATCCAGGCAAAAGGCCGATCAATGAAAATGAGCCAGAGCCGGAAAGAGGAGTCCCCAAAATCCCCGCATGGTTGTCTGAGTTTAAAGTTGCTGTTGAAGAGTGGAAAAGGGAATCTTCTATTCTGGATAGCATAGGAGTCATGACCATAGCAGACGGGGCCGCACTTGCTACGCGCTGTTACCTTGCCTCGGAAATTCAGGGGTTAGCGCACGATCTCAAAACGGAAGGGCGGGTAGTTGAAGGAAAAGCGAACCCAAAAGCTATTCAGATCAAGAACCTACTCACGGAATATCGACAACTCGGCAGCCTTCTTGGTATGGACCCGACAAGCAGAACGAAATTATCTACCAGTTCTAAGAAGGAAAGCAAGTTTTCTGGACTATTAGGCGGGAAGAAATGATATTTTTAAAAGTTAATAATATCCTTGCCTTAGTCAACATGCTCCACGGGTGGGATACAACTGAATTATCATTGGTGATATGAAAAAGAAGACAAACACAGAGCGCGTAAATAGAATAATTCAGTTTATCGAACAACTGAAGGTGCCTTCTGGGAATGGAGAAGGTGAACCGTTTAAACTCCTAAAGTTTCAAAAGGATTTTATCAGCGATGTTTATGGCCCTGTTGATGGTAATAAAAAGCGGATAGTAAGGAGAGCAATCTTATCTCTGGCCAGGAAGAACGGAAAGACTGCCCTTATAGCAACGCTGGCCCTTGTCCACCTTGTCGGCCCTGAAGCAATTCTGAACGGCGAGATAGTCGCCGCCGCCACTGAGAGAGAGCAAGCCGGGATCGTATTCAAGTACGCTTGTCAGATAGTTCGTGCCGATCCTGAACTTGGGTCATATATTAAAATCATTGATAGTACCAAAACTATGGTCTGTTACTCAAACGGTTCAGTTTTCAAAGCAATCAGCGCAGAAGCCGGAAGTAAGTTTGGTATGAACATATCGTTTTTCATATATGACGAGCTTGCAAAAGCGAGAAACAGAGAACTTTATGACGCTTTAGACACAGCAAGCGCGGCAAGAAAAGAACCATTATCTGTTATTATCTCTACCCAGAGCAATGATCCACAACATATCCTTTCCCAGCTCATCGATGACGGACTGACTGCGGGAGATCCGACCACAGTATGCCACCTTTATGCGGTCCCAGATGACGCAGACGAAGAGAATATATTCAAAAGTATTAAGTTATGGAGGCTGGCAAATCCCGCGCTCGGTAAATTCAGATATCTTTCCGAAATGAAAATTGTCGCAAAGAGAGCGAAGCGGATGCCAACCTTTGAAGCATCATTCCGCAACCTGTATCTCAACCAAAGAATTGATGCCCAAACCCCCCTAATTCCTCGCGCCGAATGGATGGGTTGCAAGGGGGATTACATCATAAAACCAGATGAAGGCTTATACCTCGCCCTTGACCTCTCGGGAGCGCAGGACTTAACCTCCCTGACAGGTGTTACCGAGGGGAAGGATAGTCGCGTCAAGGCGTGGTTTTGGAAGCCAGAAGGATCAATCAAGGAACACGAACTCCGAGACAGAGTGCCTTATACCGTATGGGAGAAACAAGGCTACATAGAAACGACACCCGGGAGGGCGGTACAATATGAATGGGTGGTGGAACGTATCGCCAAAATCTCAACTGAATATCGTATTTGTGGGATAGCATTTGACAGGTGGAGGATAGAGTCTTTTTTGAATACCTGTAATCGTGTGGGGGTGGAGGCCTACGTTGATGGCAAGGATGAACCGAGAGACGGGGCGATCAGGCTCATTCCGTGGGGTCAGGGATTCAAGGACATGGCCCCGGCGATAGATGCTTTTGAGTCTGCAATTCTTGAGCGTTGCCTCAAGCATGATGGCAATCCTGTCTTGACATGGAATATTTCTAACGCGATGACCGGGAAACCAGACCCCGCAGGGAATAGAAAACTAGATAAATCTGCCAGTCGTTTTCGCATTGATGGAGCTGTCACCTTGGCAATGGCGCTTGGATTAAAGGCTAGGGATATGACATGGGACGTGGAAGAGTCAGCATACGCAGACATGACCAAGCAGGAGATGATCGATTCAATGGCTTTTTAATGGCGCGGGTGATAATTGAGAAGGAATTGAAAGGAGAGGGGAAATGAAAATAGCAATCGTCGCAAAGGCAAAACAGGGTATAATTTATCGGCACATGATAGAAAATGATCTGTCTATATCTGAATTAGCTGCCAGGATAGGAATACACTACGGAACAATGTCAAGAATCATAGGGTTCAAGTGGCTTCCTCCGCAAGAAAAAGGATTGCCTGGATATTCGCTAAAGATGAAAACCGTTTATAAACTTCAAAAGTATTTCAACATGAGCGTAGATGTCCTATTCCCTCCAGAAATAACTGAGGAAATAGCCGAACACCTCAGCAAGACGCATGTTGATATTCGTGAAGTTGACTTATTACAAATTGAAAACGTCAATCAGAAATATCTATCTTACGATCCACAGCAAAATGATACTGCTGAATTACTGGACAGTGTTTTGACATCGTACTTGTCAACGCTTCCTCCTCGCTATGAAATGTGTCTACGATTGAGATATGGAATAGGGGAAGGGGTGCGGCTGGATAACGCGCAAATTAACCCTTGACAACCCCCATTTTATATGCGACACTTCCGTCGTACGCTAACCATATACCAGTAGGTTAAGGCTATGCGGTGAGAATCATTAGAAAAATAGGCAACTTTATCAAGTCCCTATTCAAAGGTCTGTGGATGGCGTTTGATATACGGGATTTTTTTGTCTTTGGTGGGGTGGGAATGCTTGGGTACGGGATCTACCTCCTCAAAGGTCAGGGCTGGGCCTTCGTGGTATGCGGCCCCCTGTTTATGGTTATCGGGTATCTTATGAGGGATAAAGAATGAGTCTTGTCGCTCGAATGGCACGACCTAAAGCAATGCACCCGCAGGAACTTGAACGGATGATTATGTCTGTTTTTGGCGGCGGGTCCACTTCTTCCGGCGTGTCTGTATCCAGTGATTCTGCTATGAGACAGGCAACCGTCTATTCCTGTGTCAATGCTCTTTCCCGCGTCATAGGTATGCTTCCATGTCACTTGATGGAAACGGATGGCAAAAACCGCAAAAAACTGATTGACGACTCTCTCTATTTTCTCTTACACGACCAGCCAAACGAATGGATGACCGCGCCTGAGTTTTGGGGGATGGCTATGAACCATCTTCCACTTAGGGGCAACTTCTTCGCTCTGAAAAACAGGGGGCTTTCTCTTACCTCACCCGTAAAAGAATTAATCCCTCTTGCACCTGGCATTGTCCAGGAAGTCAAGCAGAATGAAAAGTATCAGCTTACTTACATCTTAAAATATCCCGATGGGACCATGACGGACGTGCCCGCCTCTCAGATCATGCACCTGCGCGGAATGACCATCAACGGATTTATGGGAGTCAACCCTATTCAGTACATACGAGAATCTATTGCCCTGGGACTGGCTTCTGAAGAGTTTGGGGCGCGGTACTTTGGCAGTGGAACACATCCCGGAATGATAGTTGAACACCCTGGCAAAGTTGATCCTAAAATAAAAGCTGACCTGAAAAGCTCATTGGCAGAATCATATAGTGGCCTTGGAAAATCTCACCGCATGATGCTCCTTGAAGATGGGATGAAGGCGCAGAAGATAACCATTGACCCCAAAGATTCTCAATTCATCGAACTCCGCAAGTATCAGAAGGCGGAGATCGTGGATATCTTTTTTGGGATGCCGCTGACAATCATGGCCTCAGAATCCAAAACCCCGACTTATGCAAGCGCGGAACAGTTCTCAATCGGGTTTGTTATCTACGCCCTGATGCCCTGGCTTGTAACAATCGAGAAGGCAATCTCCCGCGACCTGATACCAATG